CTCTTGGTTAACGGCAACGATGCCAAGCCGAGGCTTGGCATTCGTCGTACAAGAGTTGAAGGCGCTGTGTCACAACGTTCGCGGGCACGCCCTGCACTCCAAGAGGTTCGTCAACTCCCCGTGTCGCATCCGGAAGGATGTGATCGAGGCGCTGATTCACCTGGCAGTGCTCGAGCCCGAGAACGCTTTCGCCTTCACCCGTCTCGCTCGGGCACTTCCGGAACCCCCCCTGGGGGCTACGGTTTGTGCTCTCCAGAGCGCGAAGGTGATGGCGACCACCGATTATCCCACATCGGCTGCCTCCTTGGAGTCCCTCCGTTCCTTCATCGCCCTTGCGCCCGGCGTAAGTGGCAATGGTAAGGTTCGGGCTCCAAGAAGGCTTCCCTCCTCGCTTTCCAGCTGTCTCGAGTGGCCTGCCATTCGAGGCGGCGTCGACGGCTACCTCGAACACCTTGGACAGGGTTGCGAGGCCCGGGGTGAGACCCAGGCCAAGTACCACCCATGGGCTGGTGACTCGCTCGGTGCCTTCTGCCTGCAGAAGGCTCGAGTGGTCCTCAGGCCATGCCAAGGGGTGTCTGAAGACCTTAGGGAATCTTATCGCTGTGCGGGTGTGCTGTACCTCAGGTCTCAAGGGAAACCTTTTGGCATGAAGGCACACGCGCTCAGACAATCCGGATACAAAGTTCGGGTAATCGGTGTCCCCGACTGCTTGACCTTTGTAGAAGGATCGTGGATCCGCTCCTCGTTGCGCTGGTTGGCTCCCAACCACTGGCGTATCGAGGACGGATCCCTTGAGATTCCCAACGGTCTTCAGTACAAGCATGGCGAAAGGTTCGCGTCCTTGGACCTGTCCAAGGCCACGGACGGGCTTTCCCATGCTTGTATCAAGGTAGTCGTCGAGGCTCTTGTCGGCCGTGGCCTCATCCGTCCTGCGGATGAAACCATGGCTCTCAGGAGCCTTGGATTGCGAGACGGAGCGACCTGGAGCTTCACTAGTCTTGGTGACAAGATCGGTGAAGGGTCGTTCCGGCGAGGGAGTCCGATGGGCACGCCTCTGTCCTTTGTTGTACTCTCTTGGGTAAACGCCTGGGCCACCAGTGCGTTTTCTGAGAGTCTCACTCATGGAGACGACGCCGTGGGGCGTTACAGGGTCAAGGCCTCCTCCCGCAGGGGGGGTGTGGCTTTGGACCTGTACGCTGACCGCGTCGAATCCGTGGGTGCTTCTCTTAACGTCCGCAAGACCTTTAAGGCCGACCACTCTTGGACGGCTTGTGAGGTTCTTGCGAGACCAAGAGAGTGGAACAAGGACGGAATGGCTCTCTACTTCCCTCCCTCCGTTCCACCACCGGTCCTCCGGGCACCAGTGGGAGCCGACCTCAGGCTCGACAACCTGGGGCTTAGGCGAATGGAGAGAGTGATGAGAGCCCGCTTCCCGTGGATCGTGAAGGACCCCCGCCTGCATCTTCCGGTGCAGGTGGGTGGCCTCGGATACACGGGTCG